CCCGAGTGGAAATTATTGGAATGTTAGGTTGCTTACTGCGATTTCACCAACATAGTCAGCCGCGTTACCGAAGCTGCTTGCAGTGTTAGTTAACTCGATATAACCATAACGAGTCATGAAGCTAACTACTGGCTCAAATGTTGATGGATCTAGAACAACACCGGAACTCATTAGAGGGATGTATGGGCAATAGAATGCCGCTGCATCTGTCTCTGATGAACCCTTATAACCAACTAGAACTGGAGTTGTGTCAGGAGCATAGCTATCAACGAATACACGCATAGCGCCGTTCAATGTACCAACAAACTTAGTGTTTGTAGGTGCTTCGAATGTACCTTCTGTTGTACGTGCAAATGCTGAAGTTGTAGCTGACTGTAGAACAGTCAATGCTGCTGAAGAAACAACTGCCCAGTTACCAGCGCCACGACGTGTACGCTGAGCGATTAGGTTAGCAACACGATTGATTAGAACAGCTAGTGCAGCGTGTTCGTCACCAACGTAAGTAGCAGTACCTGATACTGTAGCTTGGTTGTATGTAAACTCTGTTGATGCTAGAGTACGTAGGCTTAACAAGATTTCTTGATCAATTTCAGCAGTGATTTCTTGTGCTAGAGCAGCCATAATTTCTGCTTCAACATCGATACCATGCTGACTTTGTGCATCTTGTGCAGCTTCAAATGTCCAACGAGCTTGTAGCTTACGTGACTTAGCTTCAACCGCTTGACGTAGAATTTGAACGCTGATCTGGCGACCGCCGTTACCTTCCATCGCAGCAGTATCGTTAGCTGTATAGCTAGTTACTGTTGGGTTAGCAGCACCACCTGGTGTACGTGAGTACGCCTGAGCGATCTTGAATGGGCTTAATGCTTCTTCACCTGCTGTTACACTTGTTTGTGCTGCGCTGTTGTCAGTTAATGACTGAGCGTAACGTACACGTAGTGTATGAATTTGGCCTACTGGGCCTGTCATTGGCTGAACACCAACTAATTCATTAGCGATAACAGTAGGCATTACACGACGAATAACCGGTAGAATAACACGGTTAAGTGTAGCGATATTACCTGCTGTTGTTGTACCCGCTGAACTTTCAGCAAGTAACTGTTTGCGAGTGTTTTCTAATAAAACACCCATAGTTGAACGACGAGTTCCTTTTAAGCCTTCCATCAGAGCTTCTTTGGCTTCGTCCCAACGGCTTTCTAAGAGTACTTGTGACATAATTATATTTCTCCTAATTTTGTATGTCTAATTTTAAAGCCCTGCCAAACGCTTAATGTCGATTACATTGTCACGGTGATGTGACTCATCCTCAACTTTTGGTTTGATTGCAGCTTTATCCCCAGTCACTTCCTTTACTGATTCATTAATCATTGCCTTTTTAACTGCAGGCTTTTCAGATCCAGTATTAAGTACTGCTGGTAGATACTTGTCGAAAGCGTTTTGCAGACGTGGTGTCTGTACGCTTTCCAATAAGTTCCTCATTAATCCTGCTTTCTCCTCATTTAGAGTTGAAAGCAATTCTCCCATGACTTTATTACGCTCATTGGATTCCTTAATGATACGAACTTCTTGTTCTTTACTTTCAATTAAGACCTTAGCCTTATTGATTCTTTCGGCAGATTCAGCCAATTGACGATCTTTTTCTTCCAGCATATTTAACAATGAACGTGTGTCAGCTTTCTCATTTAAATGAGTTGAACTGTATTCACTTGCATACGCTTCAAAGATTTTACGACCAAAATTGTTTTCACGTGCAATTTTGATATCTTCTTTCAATTGACCTAATTCACCCTTGAGGTGTGAAGTAACAGCAGAATTTAAACGCTTAGAACTTTCTGTAACAAACTTGTTCTTCAGTAATTCTAATTGTTTGCGTCCTTCAGCAACTAACTTGACCTTTGCTTCAACTACTGCTTGCTTGTCTTGTGCAAATTCTTTTATTTCACGTGCTAAGGCGTGAACAACGAATTGCTCAAGTTTTTGTTGACCTTCTACTTGTAGTTTACGATCATTGCGTAGTTCTCTGATTTCTTCTGCTAACTTAGTTACCATAAAATCATTAAACTTAGCAGCATTTTCACGCAATTTTACTTGCGCTTTAACGCGGTCTTCGTTCATTGCTTGTCTTTCAGAATAAAACTCACGTATTTCTTCCTCTAGATTTGCAGTTACCATTTTGTCAAGGGCTTCTACCATTACATTCTTGTCATGCTCATATCTCTGTGCAAATTCTTCGTGTAGTTCTGCACGTACTTGCTCCCGAGCTTCATTTAACTTAGATTCCCATGCTTCGTTTATAGCTTGGCTGGTTTCTTCGTTAATTATTCCACTCTCAAGTAATGGTTTAATAGCATCAAACATGCTGTATTCCCCTATTATAACTTGAGGTCCTTGATAAGACGAACCACTTCGTCTTTCAGGTATCTCTGTACTTTTTTGTCGTTTCGTGCTTCTCCTGCTATTTCCAACAATTTATGACCATGACGCATATTCATCATACCTTCATAAATTGCTTTAGGATAAGCATTTGGTGCACTAGGCTGTGCGACAATATCCACAGTGACTATTTCAAAGTCACTAACCTTACCAGTAGCGTCATCTACGTTGCCGCTTCCTCTACTACTAACACCTAATTTTACGCCGCTCTGTAGCATGGTAGAAACAAGTTCTCCCATTGGAGTAGGTAATATTTTTAGTTTTCCAAAACCATTAGGACCGTCCATCCACATATTAGTAATCATATGGGATACACGGTCTAAATTGATTTTTAAATCGTCTGGATGATCGACTTCTCCTAAAACCGAGTTGCCTTCCATAATTTGTTCATTGAGTTGTTCAACTGCTGACTCAATTTGATCGACGGGGTAAACACGCTCATTGGCGTTCTTTACCCCACCTTGAATGAAAATACCTTTCATGTAAAGAGATTTTTTATTTTCTCCGTCACTGATACTTTCAACGACCATGTTAGCACGGTCGAACGTTAAGTTTTCTCTAAGATACAAAGCCATTTGCTTCTAGAGTTCCTTATTTCTTAATAATTTTCTTAACTGACTTCTTAGATTCAGCAACAACACTTTGATTGTTCTGACCTTCACTACCCTTACCATGTTGTGGTTTAGGAGCTTTTTCTAAGTTCATGCCTTTTTGGGCTGCACGATTTTTCCAGTTATTTGCATCTTTTACATCTTTAGTATCTGGGCTTAATAATCCACCTTTTGTACCACCTGTTGAGCTTTCGCCACTGAAGTTAACTGGCTTCGCACCTGTTTGTGTAACTTTTGGCTTTGTTAATGCTGGGCTTCTTGTTTGTGAACCATCGTCACCGCCAATTTTGCTATCATACAAGCCAGGTACCTTTGTTAACTGGACTGATTCTTCTAGGCTTTCTTCCATAGATTCATCATCTTCTTCTTTTGATTCAGAAACATCTTCTTCATCATCTTCTTCATCATCGTGACTTGATTCCATCATATCTTCATCATCCATGTCACCCATGTCGTCGTCCATGTCACCCATGTCGTCATCATGACCCATTATTTCTTCAAATTCAG